GGTAAATAAATGAAAAAGAATTTGCATCATCTATTGACACCCTGGATACGCTCACCATCCGCGCATAGAGCCGCGAGGCGATATGGCTCAATGCGTGGCTCACTAACGGGCGCACTATGTATTTTCCTAGCAGAGATTATGTTTGCGCAAAATAGTTGGTCTATTACAAACCCTGATATGTATAAGTTATATGCACACACACTTGTTGTTGATTACAAAGAATTCAAATGCCTAGAACAACTATGGTCAAAAGAATCTAATTGGAATACAGCTGCACATAATAAGTCAGGTGGGGCTTATGGCATACCTCAACTAAAGAATAAGAAACTGCAACACATGGATGGATTCACCCAGGTGCAATGGGGATTGCGATACATCAAGACAAGGCATCAAACATCATGTAATGCCTGGGCTTATTGGTTAAAACATAATAATTACTAATGATCACAGTGTTGATGGGCGCACCTGCATCAGGGAAAACAACCTGGTTAAAGGAAAACAAAACTGGTCTTGAGCATATTTATTCAACAGAATTGGTCAGGGTAAATAGGGAACTAGATGTGGATTATTATATGAGCATGATCAGGGCTAAGGCAGTGAAAGCAGCTGATGAGGGCAAAGATGTGATTGCTGATGGCACACACACCATCACACTGCACAGATTGTTTTGGCTTAATTTAGCAAAGCGGTTGGGTATTGAAACAAGGTTAATTGTGTTTAACACACCATTGCCATTGTTGTTGATGGGTAACAGTATTAGGTCACATCCATGCCCAGTCAATGTGTTGGTTAAGCATCACAAAAACATGCAGATTGCCAAGCGGTTGGTGTTGCGTGAAGCCTGGAACACAATTGAAAACAAAGTGCGCAGTGTCTAGGTCATGGGCAAATGGTAGTCATAAAGGCTGGCGCAAAGTTAGGCAGCGGATATTGCAACGGGATCAATCAACATGTCAGTTATGTGGTCAGACTGAGGGGCAACTGCACATTGATCACATAATCCCAAAGCGGTTAAACGGCAGTGACCTTGATGAGAATTTGCGGGTGTTGTGCCAATCCTGCAATTTACGCAGAGGGGGGTCATTTTTTGAGCATGACAGAACACCCCCGACTCTCCATGAACTCTTTACCCCCATGAATGTGAGCAAAAGTCATGATTAAGGATGTTTCAGGATTGATCAGTAATGATCCAATCTCATCAGTAATGATTCAGCAGCAATCGGTTTTGAGTCAGTCATTAGCAGGGCAGTTTGGCTCTCCGACCCCAAGAATCCACACGCCACTGAATGATTTGCCATCCAGGGGCTTAGAGATCATAGATTTTGCAGCTTCATTGAAATTGGAATTGATGCCCTGGCAGAAATTTGTCATTGAGCATTCACATAAAGTGCGCCCTGATGGGAGATGGGCAACACCGCTGGTTGCAACAGTCGTTTCAAGACAAAGTGGAAAATCAACAATGATGTTGGTGCGGATTTTGGCGGGCATGTTTTTATTTGATGAGCCATTGCAAATTGCATCAGCCCACCGCCTGACCACATCCCTGGAACAATTTCGAACGCTGGTTGGCTTAATTGAGGGCAGCAATGATTTATCAAAGAAGGTGCAGCGGATCAAATGGTCACATGGTAACGAGGAGATAACAGTTCAAAACAAAAATGGGGTTTCAAGGTTTGCAATCAAGGCGGGTGGATCGGCAGCGCGTGGCACATCACCCACAACAGTTCACCTGGATGAGTTGCGAGAACAACACGATTTGGAATCATTTGCATCATTGCGGTATTCATTGCTTGCCGCCAAGAATCCAATGATCATGGCTTATTCATCAGCGGGTGATCAGCATTCAGTTGTTTTGAATCAGATCAGGGATAGGGGCATTGCAGCAGCTGCGGGCAATAGTGATGAGATTGCGTATTTTGAATGGTCAGCACCCAGTGATGACATCAATGATCATGCAAACATAATTGCGGCAGTGCCAGCCCTGGGTCACACAATTCATGCAGACAACATTGGTCAATTGCTTAATGATCCACATGAGGTTTTGATGACTGAGGTATTAAGCCGCTGGGTGGCAACCATTTCATCAGCCATTGGTGAGATTGAATGGCGATCATGTGAATCACCTGAGTTGGATTTGGATACTGAGAAAATCACCTGGATGGCATTGGATCATTCACCCGATAGGCGACATTGCGCATTGGTGGCAGCCCAGCAATTACCCAATGACCAGTTCATTGTTAAGTTGTTACATACCTGGGAAAACGCGGTTGCACTGGATGACAAAGAAATCGCAAATGATGCATCAGCCTATTGTCGCAAATACCCAATTGAGTTTCTGATCTATTCCAGGCGAACTAGCGCATCAGTGGCTGCCAGGTTGCAACCCGCTGGAATTCCCATAATGGAAGCCGATTCATTTTATCCGCAATCATGTGATGAGATGATTTCAGCAATTAACGCGGGCAGATTACGCCACAGAAATCAGGAGATGCTGACCCTGCAAATGCTTTCAGCGGTTAAATTAACCAGGGGTGATGGGGGAATTGTTTTGGGTAGGCGGGCAAGCCAATCTGCAATTTGTGCAGCGGTGGCAACTGCGCTGGTAACACATTATGCGACACGCCCAAGCACAGATGTTGATATTTTGATTGGCTAGTGCTAGCCGCCTGAGAAAATGCGGGCATGGCGATCCTTGATAGATTTAGAGTGCAGACAAAAACAGCTGCGCCTGAACCTGATGTTGCCGCAACTAATTTGGCACCGCTTAACAATTTAAATTCACTTTACACATTTATCAACACACCAATCAGTGCGACCTACCAGGAGTTTATTTCAATCCCATCTGCAACCCGCGCTAAAGATATTATTTGCCAAAGCATTGCATCAATCCCATTAGTGTTGCGCGATAGATCAACAGGCATGAGATTAGATGCACCGCGTGTGATAAATACACCTGATCCAAGATTGCCAGGACAAGCCACCTATGCATGGCTGGCAAGTGACATTTTGCTATATGGGTTCGGGTATTTTCAAATTACGGAACAGTATTCTGACACCCTAAGAGTTAGATCAGTGCAAAGAATTTCACCTGACCGCGTAGGAATTGAAACTAATGCTGATGCCACAGAAATCACAGGATACACAATTGATGGTGGATACAAACTGCCTGATTCGGGTATTGGCAGTCTTGTTGTGTTTTACAATCCAGGTGATGTTGGTGTTTTAAATAGAGCAGGGCGCACCATTCGCACAGGTGCTGAGTTGGAACGCGCTGCAATGAATTATGCGCGTGAGCCAATCCCATCAATGGTGTTGAAATCAAATGGCACAGCATTGCCAGCAGATCGCATTGCAAAGTTATTGGATCAATGGGGCATTGCTAGGCGCAATCGCACAACTGCATTTCTTAATGCTGATGTGACAATGGAACAGGTTGGATTTGATCCGCTTAAATTACAATTGGCAGAAGCCAGGGAACACATTGCAACTGAGATCAGCCGCGCAGTAGGCATTCCCGCATATTTCACAGATTCACCAAGTGGATCATCAATGACTTATTCAAATGCAGTCACAGCCCGCCAAACATTGCTAGATTTCTCATTGATTCCAATTGCTGATGCAATATCCCAAAGATTGTCAATGCCTGATTTCACCCCTTCATCACAAGTGATCAGACATGACTTTGATGTTTACTTGCGCGGATCAGCACTTGAACGCGCTCAAATTTATGAAATATACAACCGCATTGGCGTAATGACCGCTGATGAAATAATGAGAAAAGAGGACATGGCACTATGAAACTAACCACCCCAATGCAGATCACCGCAGCTGATTCAGAATCTAGGACAATCAGCGGGCGCATTGTTGCATTTAATGAAGCCGCAAATGCCAGCACTGGCAAAGTTATATTTGCAAAAGGTAGCATCCAGCCAAAGGATGTGTTTTTAAATTTAGAGCATGACCGCACCAGGCGCATTGGAAAAACACTCAGCATGAGTTTAAATTCTGATAAATCCATTGATGCCACATTTAAAATTGCTAATACCACCGCTGGAACTGATGCATTGGTTGAAGCAATGGATGGATTGCGTGATGGTTTCAGTGTGGAACTAGCCGTAAATGATTATGAAATGTTAAAGGATGGAACAATGAAAATCATCAATGGAGATTTGCAAGCCGTTGCCCTAACATCTGAGCCAGCCGTTAGATCAGCGCGTGTCACAAAAGTGGCAGCAACAGAGGAAAATTCTGAACCCACAACAGTTGTGGAAACAGAGCCAACAACCGAAGGAGAAAAAGTGTCAGAGCCAATTACTGAA